GCCTGAACTCAGTGGTTTGTCTTTTGAACATTGGAGCAAGGTCAATGGCCGTCTCACTAAATTGCAAACGAGAGAGCGAATGGACGCTCCTATGAAAATCTCCGTTGCTAGACAATATCGCGACTCACCTATTATGAGTTTGATGATGGAACGTGGGATGGTCCCTCAGTTTTCAAAAGTGGTGTCTTTGGGACCCATCAAAGAAGATTGGAGACCTTGGCCAAAAATGACTGTCCCAGACAGGTATGTTTCTGTCGATAATATGGCCGCTGCCATGCTGGGTCTGGTTGGTGAGAAGGTGCCATACGCCGAGACAGATGCGGTCAAATATCCTGTTTTCCAGGCTGCTATGGGTCTTTGGTCAATTAGGAGACCAGACTACATTTGTCCTGATCCAATTTCTTCAGTCTTTGTCGGTATGAATAGGCTGGCTGTTAATCAGACATCAAAGGATGAGGTGTTGGACCTCAAAAATGTCGTTGAGCGTACAGCCAGACCTAGGATTATTGATCATGATGAAGCTTATATTAAAGCGGAGGGTGAGCGCCTTTTTGCTGACATAATAGAAGCTTTCTTTGACAATGAATCTGAGCATATGTTTTCTACGGAACCCATGGCCGGAGATTGGATCTCCGGGCGCACGCCTGATTATGTCAGGAAATATTTGCTTAGTGATCCTTTCGGTCTGACTAGTGCTTCCGTAAGAACTTCTGGTTTTCTTAAGACTCAGGTTAAGGTCAAAGTTAAGAGGAGTTTTGCAATGGAAGAAAATTATGGTCAGACTGTTTTAGCCAGTCCTCCTGATTATAACGCTCGTTTAGGACCTTGGAGCAAAGTCTTTTTGCGGAACATTCGTTTGGCCACTAGGCCGGGTGTTTTCTTGGATTCAGGATATTCTGATTCGGAGTTGTCCCGTGGGTTACGAGAATGTGGCGCCTTTGCCAGATTTATGGAAGAAAACTATCAAGCTGATGTGAAGCGGCAAGATACTAGCCATACTCCGGTGACTTTGCGGGTTTTCCGCCTTCTTTTGGAGTATTACGGAGTCCCTTCCTCCGAAGCTTTGCTTTACGAAGAGCAATCTACTTATTATCGTTATAGATCTTTGCACGCAGGTCTTTATGATGGCCAGGCAGAAAATAACCTCGGTTCAGGTGATCCTTTCACCTTGATTAGGAATATTGTCGAAGTTTTGACGGTCATGGTTGAACGATTTGGCGTTGATCAGTTGAAGACAGCCACTATAGTAGTAAAGGGTGATGACTATATTTCCGACAAGATATGCCGTTTATTACCGATGTCCGTTCCAGAAATCAGAGCTACGCAGCTTACTGAAGATTTCAATAAACCTCCTTACCATGCTGGTAGGTTTTTGACTTTTGATCAATTGGTACCCGATCCCGTTCGTATGGTTTGTAAAGCTTTGGTCAAACCGGCCCGGGATACTGACAGGGTCAATCAGTTGGCGGAAGCTTTCTATGATCGTTATACTTGTCTTTCTGAAAGTGACTTGAATTATTTGACACATGCAGTTCGGGCTGCTTATGATGACTTTGAACCGCTTTTACTGGATTGCATTTTGCAATTGTATTGCGCTATGCGTGATCGTAGAGTGTTCTACGATCTCGTTATGGTGAACATGGCAGACGAGAGCAAGCTCGTCGTTCGACAAGTTGATGATGATTGCGCTGCCTATGCTGTTAGTTTCTTCTCTGAAAATGAAGCTTTGATCAATTCAGTAAGGAACGAATCAGCAGACGTCATCAAGGCGATTTGTGCGCTCAATGGTATACCAAGTTATGATGTGACTGGTAGACCAAACGACATGTCTAAGCGTGGTGTATGGTTGTCACCAGAACATGCTTGGGCTGTTATAACGTTGGAAGAAGACGAAAAATTTTCTTCTAACGCTGATTTTGGTGGATAATTTGATTTCACTGTTTTATTTGTTTGTTTGTTCGCGTTTTCTCATTTATTATTTATTTGTTTCTTGCGCGTTCATTTATTTTAGGGAGTTTATACAACTTTTTCTTTCCCTCACGGCGAGGCAGGGTAACGATGTTTACATGTTACGCTTAACCACCGGTTTATGATCCCAAAGGGTTGTCATATTTATTATTTATCTGTAAAAAAAAAAAAAAAAAACACGCGTCTCCCTAAGTGAGTCGTATTACCGGC